CCATGATCGTCACCGACACCTATTGCCGGACGTGCTTCGCAGTCGTTCCGGGGCATCATCTCGGAGACCACATGGAGGCTGCTCACGGGAAGGCGAAGGCCGAGTGAAGATCGTCTGGCACTCCGTCGCGCCCTGGGTCGGTACCGGCTACGGCCAGCAGACCGGGCAGGCCACGCCCCGTATCAAGGCCGCCGGTCACGACGTCGCGATCTCGGCCTACTACGGTCTGTGGGGCGGGGTGCAGCAGTGGCGGGGGATGAAGGTCTACCCCGGTTACGCCAAGGGCTACGGCAAAGACACCCTGGTCCCCCACGCCCTGCATCACTTCGGCGCGGCGCCGGGCGTCAGCTTCGGTGAGGTGGCCCGTCGCGGGCTGATCATCACCCTGGGCGACGTGTGGACCTTCGACATCCCGCTACTGACCGGCATGAACGTGGCCGCGTGGGTGCCGGTCGACCACGAGACGGTCCCGGTGTTCGTGCGCAACTGGTTGGAAAATTCTGGAGCCATTCCAATCGCCATGTCGCGGTTCGGACAGCGCAGCCTCGAGGACATCGGCCTACGGCCCCTGTACGTCCCGCACGGCATCGACACCACCGTGTTCTGCCCCGGTGACAAGGCCGAGGCCCGCGAGCGGGTGGGCCTGCCCGCGGACGCGTTCGTGATCGCCCAGGTCGCGGCCAACGTCGGCGCCGACGGAGCGCGTAAGGCGTTCTATGAGCAGATCCTGGCATTCTCCGAGCTGCGCAAGAAGCACTCCGACGTGGTGCTGGCGCTGCACACCGACATCACCAGCCCGATGGGCATGGATATCGGCTACCTACTGCAGGACCTGGGCCTGCCTGAGACCTCGTACCTGGCCACCGACCAGTACGCCTACCGGGTCGGGGTGCCCAATGAGGTGGTGGCCGACATCTACCGCGCGGCCGACATCCTCACCAACACGTCATGGGGCGAGGGGTTTGGCATCCCGATCATCGAGGCCCAGGCGTGCGGCACACCGGTAGTGGTCACCGATACCACCGCCATGCCCGAGCTGGTCGGTGCCGGTTGGAAGGTCAAGGGCGAGCCGCTGTGGCACGACTCGCAGAAGGCGTGGGCCCGCAAGCCTCTCATTTCCGAGATCATCGCCGCGTACGAGGACGCGTATGAGCACGCCCGCGAGGACAGCATGCGCGCGCAGGCGTGGGCGTTCGCCCAGAACTATGACGCGGACGTGGTGTTCGCCGAGTACTGGGAGCCGGCGCTCAAGCAACTGGAGGAGGCGGTGGAGGCTCGGCGCGAGGCGGGCAATCGTCCTCCGGCCGCGGCCGACCTGGAGATGCGTATCCGCCCGGCCGGCGGGTTCCTTTGGGTCGAGCGCGGCAACCGCACTGACGACTGGATCGGCTGGAGCGCCCACGAGGACAGTCTCCAGCCGGTGATCGAGGGGCTGCTACCCGAACACGGCGTGTTCCTTGACGTGGGCGCCCACATCGGACGGTGGACGGTGCGCATGTCGCGCCGGGCGCGGGCGGTGTACGCGGTCGAGCCCAATCCGGACACCCTGGTCACGCTGCGCCAGCACCTGGCGCTTAACGATGTCGATAACGTGACGATTCTCGAGCTGGCCGCGTGGGATGAGGACACCACCCTGGAGTTGAACGATCCCAATCACCGGCTGGCCGGTGGGTCAACTCGCACCCTGGAGTTGGTCGAGCATGACAGCGCGACCGATCAGATGCCCGTGCTCGTCCAGGCCGGTCGCCTGGATGAGGTGCCGGTACTCGATAAGCTGCGGCGCCTCGATCTGATCAAGCTCGACGTGGAGGGCTCGGACCTGCACGCCCTGCGCGGCATGGCCGGGCTGCTCAAGCGGTACCGCCCGGCGCTGCTGGTCGAGTGCCATGACCGGTATGGCTACTACGCCACTGAGGACCTGGATGCGGTGCTCACCGAGCTGGGCTACGGGTGGGAGTTCGTGTACTTCAAGGACGCCCCGTACCGGGTCTGCCGGCCGGTCGACTGAGAGGGGGCGGCGGTGCTGTTCCGGGTGCTGGTGACAACCAAGATCACGGTGTCTCACACGTTCGTGGTCGACGGCGTGCCCACCGACGCGGCCGGTAACGTCATCGCCACCCCCAAGCGCCTGGATGGCACCGCGGTGGGCGCCCCCATCACCACCACCCCGAACGGGAGCGGTAAGTACTCTGCCGATCTGCCCGTCTCGGCGGTGCTGGATATCTGGTCGCTGGACTGGGCCGGCACGGTGGCCGGGTCTGCCGTGGTCGTCCGGGATTACGTGGAGCATGTGGGCGGGTTCCTGTTCGACATCGGGGCCGCCCGCGGCGCGCACTCCTCCCAGGCCAACCCGTGGAACACCGGGCGGTACTCCAACGATCTGTTGGTGGCCAAGCGGATCGTGGTCGAGCAGGAGGCCGAGGGTATCGCGCACGCGGCGTTCGTGCCGCGGTTCGCCCGCTTCGCGCTGGACGGGTCCGGTACCGATTCGATCGTCACCCCCGACATGGACCTGCGGGCGGTCCGGTCGGTCAAGGTGGCTGAGCGCTACGGCCAGCCCTACGTGGACCTGGGCGTGGCCGAGTTGGCCGCGGTCGCCCCGCTGGCGTCCGGCGTGCTGTGCCGCGATGACGGGTCGATCTGGCCCCGGGGCCGGCGCAACGTGATCGTCGAGTACGAGTACGGGCAGGACTACTGCCCGGCCGAGGTGACCGACTCGGCGATCATGCGCCTGCGCTACATCGTGACCGCTAACCGTACGTCCGTACCGGACCGGGCGATCAGCTACACCATCCTCGAGGGCGGCGTCTACCGCATGGCCCAGGCCGGCCGGCGCTCCACCGGCTCGCCCGACATTGACGCCGCGTACACCCGCAACGGCAACCCGACGTTCTGGCTGGGGCAGCGATGAGGACCCGGGTCAGCACCAACGCCTACGCCGCCAAGCGGGCTGTGTTCGCGCGCCTGCGCGAGGTGCAGGCCGACCCGGGCGGACCGTTCGCCAACTGGCTGATCAGCTACCGCGACCCGGGCAAGTTCGGCGAAGGTCAGATGATCTACGGCGGCGGCATCGTGTTCGACCAGGCCGGCGAAGAGGACCTGGTCGACGGTGACGACACGTTGGCCAAGGAGGTTGCCGTCCTCGGCCTGCATATCCGGGTCGAGATGGCGCCCGTGCTGGACGACGCAGTTGATCCGGTCGAGTTCAGCGATGAGGTTGCCGAGACCATGGGCGACGCCCTGGCCCAGCTGTTCGCCGAGGACCCCCGCCTGGCCGGCGGGCAGAGCATCACCCGCATCGTGGGCGGCCAGTGCGACCACGGCGGCACCGACACCACCGTCATATCCGTGTTGACCCTGCGGGTCAGCGTCGAGTCCTACGTCTAGGAGGCCCCCGTGGTCGCGACATTGTCAGACATCTTCATGGGGCTCTCGGTTCGGGCCACCATGCAGGAGACTCTTGATCTCAAAGCCCGTCAGGCCGCGCTGGCGTTCTCCCGGTCACTGTCCCTGGTTAACGGAGTGGGCGCCGGTCAGGGCGACAAGGTGTGGGATGACATCCGCACCATCGCCGCGTCCGGCACCGACGATCTCGACCTGTCCGGGTCGCTGACTGACGCGTTCGGCGCTACCGCCACCTTCGCCCGAGTCAAGGGCCTGTTTGTGTCGGCCGACGCGGGCAACACCAACAACGTCGTCGTCGGCGGCGCGGCGGCCACCCAGTGGGTCGGCCCGTTCGGCGCTGCCACCCACACCGTTGCGGTCCGGCCCGGTGGGTGGTTCGGCATCGCCTGCTCCGACGCCACCGGCTGGCCGGTGGTCAACGCGGCCTCCGACCTGTTGCGGATCGCCAACAGCGGAGCCGGTACCGGCGTCACGTACTCCATCGTCATCCTGGGGGCGTCGGCGTGAGCTTCGGACCCCAACCGGGCAGGCGCGATCTCGCGGTGTTGTTGGCGGCGGATTCGGTCGACCCGCTGCGCTACGTCGAGACGCTGGCGGCCGACGAGCACCCGGCTGCGGTGGTATCGGCGCTGGTCGACGTGGCCAGCGCGGGTGCTGCTCTCACCCACGCCATCTATCACGGAGGCGCGGCCTTCATCCTCGCGATGCCCGATCCCGTGGTGCGGGCGTACATGAGGGCATGTGCGGCGTACCG